TTGATTTAATTGAAATGTCTCCAAGGTTAGTTGTTAACATTTCTGACAAAGTTATAGATTATAGTCTTAAAAAAATTCTTTCTGATTTAGGAAGTTCTTCTTTACCAGTAGGACAGCTTTTAGCTTCAACTGGAAACCTATCTATATTTGATGACGACCAAGCATTTAATGACAACAATGATAACAGCATAGTAAGTAAATATATTCGTAAAAATATTAAATTTAATTTTTATGAAAAAATATTAAATGTAGATAGATATGACTATTGGGTTCCAATCAAAACTTTGTATTCAGATGGATTTCCTCAAGCAGACGTAACTGCAGGAACTTTAGAAATATCCTTAAGAGATTTTTATTTCTTTTTAGAATCAATGCCAGCACCAAGAATGCTAGTAACAGAAGTATCTCTTAGCTATGCAATTAGTTTAATTCTTGACTACATTGGCTTTAGTAATTATGCATTTTACAGAACTACAAATGAATCAGAGCCAATAATTCCATACTTTTTTATAGCACCAGATCAAACCGTAGCAGAAATTTTAAATCAATTGGCTGTATCAACACAAACTGCAATGTTTTTTGATGAATACAATAATTTTATTGTAATGAGCAAAGATTATATGATGCCAACAATAGAAAGTAGAAACACAAATATTGTATTGTCTGGATCAACAAATCAAATAACAAGCGGAATAATTGAAAATCAAACGTCTGGAAAACTTCCAAACATTTTATCTATAGCTTCTGAGGATAAAAAAGTTTATAATAATGGAAAAATTAATTATACAACTAGGTATATTCAAAGATCCTATGGAAATGTTCGTCAATCAACAATGATTGATTCAGATAAAACTTGGATATATAAACCAGCTTTACTCTGGGAAGCTTCTGGAACAGATGTAACTAAAACAATTAATGAAGTTACATCAAAACAAGCAAAATATGTTCTTGGGGCAATGCCAATAAATTCAGATATATCTATCAATGTTCCAACAGTAATTAATCATGAAATTCAAAATAACGTAATAGATCTTGGAGAAAACGTTCACTGGCTTACTAGATTTCAAGGTTATTTTTATTCTAATGGAGAAATTATTAGATATGATGCTGCTCAGTTTAATGTCACTGTTCCAGTTTGGTATCCAGTTGAAGTTACAACTCAATCAGGTGAAGGTATATCTAGTGTAGATTCTTTGCCACAAATTGTTTTACCTGGAAGATTAGCACCAACAAACATTATTGATGAATTAGATAAAAAAGTTGCAAACGGAGAAATAACAGAAGCAGAAAAAGGGGAAGAAATACAAGCATGGAGAAGGTCCCATAGACAGGGAAGCAGCAATGTTTGGATTACAAATAACCAAGAATATCAAAATTATTTTAAATCTTTGCCATTTAATGGAAAAATATATCCAACAGGATTAGTAAGAATATACACAGTTCCATTTTATGAAACAGTTGATGGAATTACTCGTTTACAAAATGGTGCGGTATATGAGCATGGCCGTGCACAATTTGGAACACAAATATCAGCACATTCAGCAGGAATAAATTTTTATTGGTCAAATAATGATTATGTTAAAGGCTGCGAGATGGAAACAGAATATTTATTTACAACAAAACTTCTTGAAGATGTATCCATTCCAGCAACAACAACGGGTGCAGCAGGGGTAAACAATAATAAAGCAAGACAGACATCAAGAAATGGAACAATAAAAAACTTTATGTCTTCAAGTTATTTAACTGAAACTTCAACAAACAAAAAACTTTCAACACAACATGGAACAATCCAATCATCTGCGTTGGTCATGAATGGACCATCTTTTACTACAGAAGAAACTCCAATTAAATTAGTCTCATACGTATATAAAGAATTAGACAATGCCTATAAACATTTTGGAACTAGAATAAGGATTGTTGGAAAAATTGAAAATAGTGAAACTCGTAGTCAAACACCAACTGGAAGTATGCCCTACTATCAAGTTGCTGACTCTAAGCCAAATCAAAATGTAAGCATAGGTGGTGGCTCTGGAGGTCTTGCAGTATTGCTTAATCCAGAAACAAATAATGGATATTATTTTGAAATTGCGGCTTTAACAGAACAAAACATAGAGTCCTATTTAAAATTAGACAAAGATGGAAAATCTAATATTTCAATTAACAATGTTGTATTTTATAAAATTAAAAAAGATTCCTCAAGCACAAAGGCAATACCAGTAAAGCTCTGGGGTGGACTATCAAAAATTATAGTTGACGATGGTAGATTTACAGGACAATACAGAATGGTTGGAGAAGAAAATCCAACAGTTTATGATTTAGCTGTAGAATATCAAGACATAGGAAAGACTAGAAGATTTTTCTTATATATAAATAATCAATTGATTAAGGTTGTTGACGATACGGATCCACTTCCAATATATAATAACATGGCTCCATTTGTTCGTGGATCTTCAAGAGTCATGTTTGAAAATCTTTACGCTTTATCAGAAAACTATTCTCAAAACAGTATATTTACAGTTGGAGAAACACTATCTTCAGCATTTGGTAATAAAGAAATAAATGCAAGTGAGTCTTTTAGAAAATATGCAATGAGTGGAATTATCCAGTCTACCTACCTATCTGGAATTAGTTCGCAAGAGCCACCAAAATATAACATGTATTTTGAAGAATTTGGATCAATCATGAGAGAGTGTTCTTATTTTGACATTAAGTATGATCGGGCATACCCTGCTCTTTACGCTCAAATATCACCAACATTTAATAAAATTAAAGGATATGTAGCATCTGGATTTTATGCAAATTCTTACGGTGCTGAATTTTTAATATTTAATGCTACAGATACTGCACTAAATCTTGATGAAACAAGTGGTAATTATTTGAGAATTCAAGGTATTACATTTACACAAGATACAACACATGAACTAACAGTTGACGAATATTTTAAAAAACGTAGTAATTTTTCTAATCCTCAGTTAACAAGTTCTTCTCAGATTATTTCTCCTCTTGTTGAAAAAGAAAAATTTGATAACATAAAGCTAAGCAGAATGATTTATGGCAATAATGATTTTACATTAGATAGTCCATATATTCAAACACATGATGATGCTGAAAATTTAATGGGATGGATTATAAATAAACTTATGAATCCTAAAAAATCTATTGGAGTAAAAATATTTGCAATCCCAACAATTCAACTAGGAGATATTGTGACAATAGATTATAAAGATTCTTCTGGCCTAGATCTTGTTACATCAGATTCAAGTCGTTTTGTTGTATATAACATTGAATATTCTAGAAATAACACGGGACCTAATATGACACTATATTTGAGTGAGGTATAAAAATGGCAAATAAGAATCTTCCAGAACCACTATATAGATATAGCAGAAATCTTACCTCTGCCGAAGCTGCTGAACTAAACAGCAGAGAAACCGTAAGGTCTCCTATGGGCTACGGAGGTGGTGTGTTTGATTACAATTTAAACCCAACAGAACCACTTTATAAATATAACTCATTAAGCCAACAAAGTTTTAGTGGTGGTGGCAGTAATCTTTTAGCTGGACGTGTAACTGCAACACCGCCAACACCAAGTCAAATAGTACAACCAGTAGTTCCACCAGTTAAAACTGCAACAACGGATATTATTTTATTTGATGATGAAACTGTTCCAATAGATACAATGGCAGATTTAATATTTGAAAATATTGGAGGACAAGAATTAATCAATATTACAAGATCTGATATTGTTAATGGTCAACAAATATCATATCAACCAATTAAAAATTTATCATCTATACAACAACGATATAATCCTAATAATATTCTTAGTCTTCAACAAACTGCAGATAAATATTTTGCGGGATTTTCAATAAAACTAGAAGACAAAATTCCAGAACAGGGCAATGGGTCCAATGGTGAAAATATATACTTTAATGATTCTGGAGATTTAGTAATTGAGTTTATTAATATAAACAATGATGAACAGATTGAAACACAAATTACCTTAAATGGTACAATATATGAGATAGATCTTGGAGATAATATATCATGATTACTAATACTGGTAAATCAATTATTGCAAAATATTTGCTTGGGCAAGCACCATCCTATGCATCATATATTGCAATTGGTTGTGGTGCTACCCCACTTACTACTGGAGATCCCATAGATGACTACTCTGACAAAAAAAATTTAGAGTTTGAAATGTTTCGTGTTCCAATTTCATCAAGAGGGTTTATAAATGAAAATGGTTTAGATAAAATTGTTTTAACTGCAGAGCTACCAACAGAAGAAAGATATGAAATATCAGAAATTGGCATTTACTCTGCAGGATCAAACCCATCTGCTGGAGCATACGATAGTAAAACAATACTTGCATTTACACAAACTGAAAATTGGCAGCACCATACTTCCGAGTCAGCAGTAGCAATTGCCACAGAGTCTGCTGCATTAGATCAACCTGAGTATGATAATGTTATTGCAGTTACCGATACAGTATTTCAAACAAGCGCAGATAACCCCATATTTTTTAAATCTCCAAGAGTTGAAAGATATGAAAGACCAAGATTTTTAAATAACACAATTTTAATTCAAGGAGACGAATCTGACATTACTACTAATCAAGAAAGTGGGATTGGGGAAAGTCAATTTATAATAGAACCTGGATCAAGCCATATTCATTTAACTGGTACAAGTATTGATTTTACAAAAAACTCTCCTGCCGATGAACTTAGATTAGCATTTTCATTAATAAATAAAGACGGAGATTCTGAATCTACACCAGACAACGTAAGAATTGTAATTGAGTTTGCATCAACAGAAACAGAAACGGCAGAGTATGCTAGGTTTGAAGTAGAGGTTGTTGACAATAGCAATCCTGGTGGATTGTACGACTTTTCTACAGAAAGATATTTTGTTCAAAGAAAACAACTTCAACAGCTATACACAAGTGCAAACTTTACTTGGAATGCCGTTACAGTTATAAAAATATATGCGTGTGTGCTTGATGGTGGAATTCCTTCAGATGATTACTACGTATCTTTAGATGCATTAAGATTAGAAAACATTTTTACCATAAACCCTCTTTATGGATTAACTGGCTATTCTGTTGTTCAAACTCAGGATGCATCAACTATAATTAAAAACCCAAATACAAGTAACTATATTGAATTTAGATTTTCTGTAGATTTCTCTGGTGGAGTAACATCATAATGGTAGATCCAGGTATAAAAAAAATAAAAATTAATCAAGAAACTTTGCCACCAATTAATTCAGAAATTGAAGGGTATTCAGTTAAGTATAGAATTGTTTCAGAAGATAAAAACAGAACATCTCAGTGGTCACCAATAATTCAAATTATTCCAGAGTATACATACGGTCTTGGAGAAATAGTTTTTAACAAAAATGGAAGCATTGCACAGCAGGCTTGGGATGCTGTAACAATTCTTAAAGATGGAAATACAATCAAGCAAGCAAAAGAATACGACATCTGGGTAAAGTGGGATAGAAATGATGGCGGAGACTGGATATATAAAGAAAGAATTCAAGGAACTAATATTTCTTTTCCAATTCCATCAACTTATACAATTGGTGGAGTTGTTCAAGGATCTCAGCCAAATAGACTATCAACTGAGGTTTATTTAAAAGGTAGTCCAATATCAAGAAACTCTTTATTTTTGCTTGTTTATGAGGATGGGCCACACACCGTATAATGATATACTTAAATAGGAGGAAAAATGGCTAAAGTACCACTACCAGAAAGAGGGCAACCTCTTGACGTCACATACCTGTATAGCTTAGTTGATGCTGTAAACGATCTTTCCACACAGGTTGCATCTACAACTGCTAATAAAACTGTAATAGATACAGTAAGTGCTGGAAAACAAGAAATAAAAACTTCTAACGCAAGAATAATCGGTGGATATGTTGAGGTTGCCAACAACTCAACCGTTTCTGCTGGAAATGAAAAAACTTTTACTTATGATTTTAAAGATTTTAAATACCCACCAATTGTTTCAGCAACATTAGTAAACACGGGACAAACTCCAGCAGGTCAAAACGTAAGCGTTATTTTAAAACCTATTACAGAAACAAGGGTTGAGGGTACAGTAAAGTTTGGAACCTCTGGAGATTTATCGTTAGCAGTACACCTAGTCATTGTTGGAGTTCCAAATTAAGGATAAGAATAATGATTTCTTGTACAAGATGTAAGGGTAAAACCTTTATTGATAGACAGTATAGTAGTGTTCAACACATAGAAACGTACTGTATATTGTGTGGGTTAAGAAAATTTTTTCATCCCCCGCAGGAAAGTGAAGAGGGAAGATGGTTACTGGCAAAGGAATTATTCAGGGCGAAATCTACAATAACGAAACTGTAATAAAAGGAAATAAGAAAATATGGTTTCTAAATAACGATTTAGTAAGACTTCATCACAGCTCACGATCCACTGGAATGGTTTCTGTTTATAATATAACAAAAGACAGAATTGAAACTTGTTTACGTGCAGACTTTAGAAAAAATAGAGAACGTGCATACACGGTTGCAGAGACTGCTAAATTAGTTAATCGTCACAGAAAGTATATGCCTAAGCTGATAAAAAATGGAGTTATTCCACCACCCGTAGGTGCTAAGCTAAACGGAGAACGTGGTTGGCAAATAAGATCTTATTATTCAGAAAGCATGGTGAGGGATATTCGTGCTATACTTTCTACTATACATATAGGGCAACCAAGAAAAGACAAATTAATAACAAATAACATGACTCCAACTAGTCAAGAATTGACAAGGCGAATGGGAGACGGTATACTTACATATACGAAGACTGAAGACGGCAGATATATTCCTGTGTGGGCAGAGAATATCTAATTATGAAAGTGGTGGGGTATGGAAGAAAATAATAGCACAAAGGTATCAGCAACTCTTGGATATACATTAAATTTAGGAAATTTTCAATCTTTAAGGGTTGATCTTGGTGTTGTTGATTTTGTTCGTAATGAAGAAACAACAGATGATGCAATGAATCGTGTTTATACATTTGTTGAAAACCAAGTAATTCAAAAAGTAAAAGACGCTAAAGAATCTTTGCTAGAAGACTAGTATGGCTGAACGCAAAGACCGTATGGCTTTGCTAAGTAGATATAATAAGTTACATCTACAAAGATATGAAGCCAAGTCTAATATGAA